GATCTCGAACAATGAGGTGAAACATCACGTCATTTTTCGACACACTCACTGGGGCCGAAGGCTTGCCAGGGAGTGTTCCGATCCCAGTTCCAAATTTGGACACTGGGCTCGTACCCTCCGGAGCCGGATTAACCGGTTCTTGGGGGGTGGACCTGATCCCATCTGGACTGCAGATGAGAGACGGGTCATCTCCGGGGGCACGTGGAAACCACGTGACCGCGGAGCGCGGTCTTTGAGGCTCATAGAGCTTCTAAAGACTGTTGACGGGATTTTTACTCAGAGATATCTGGCAAATCCCGCCGAAGTGTGGACATGGGATCGTTATGACCTGTTCACACTCGGGAACTTATCACTACTAATAGGTGATGAGTTCCTCGACGGCGAATTACCGCTAGCGGTAATCGACGTCCGAACCTCCTACTCCACACTTAAGTGGAGCAGGAAGTGGTTTAAGCAGGTGTCTCATAGAGATCTGCTTAAACATGAGACCAAACCACCCGTGGAGGGTTTGGAATGGTCTCGGCTTCTCTGGAGAACTTGGAAAGTCCTCCAGGAAGCCACGGGATACGAACGCCTATTGATAATAGGCCTTCTATCTCAGACAAGGGGTTGTGGAACTCCACCACCTCTTGTCGTACTCCAGTCGAAACGGAAATTTCTTCAAACCGTTTCACTAGAGACTCCGAAAGAGTCCGCTACAATGCGTACTCTCCGGAGACTAGCAATCGAGGAGGTCATCAAGGACCTCCCGATTGCTGCTGTGACCGGGCTCTCGACTAAGTCGAGAGTCACGATCACATCCGCTGCATGCTGGGAGAAAACCCGGCGTGAAGGCGGAACGACTGAGCAAGTCAAACATATGATTTGCGAGGTCGACCCGATGCGCCAGATTCCCGTGAGGAACCTGGACACCGGAGGTGTCGAACACTGGAAATTCCAGGATGAGTTCGACACCGTTGGAGAACTTATATTCTGGGTCGCACTCGACCGAGTTCTCCACACACCACCGGTGGAGCTTCAAAAAGCTTTTCTCACTGTGGTGAAGGAACCTGGTAAAGCTCGTAGCGTTACCAAGGCCCGTGCTTGTCTCAAGATCGTTCTCGATCTTGTTAGCAAGCTATGCTCCGAACCCCTAGCTAAAGGGATCCGAAGCAGCCAATCTGGAATGAGTGCCTCAAACCATGGTTGGAATTTCTTCAATTCGTTCTCCAACGAAATTGAAAGAAATGAAGTGTTCTCCCTTCTTAATAGGGAGGAGACTTCTTTCGAAGGCTATGTCGAACGGACAGACACCTTCGAAGACCTCTTCGTAGGATCAACAGACTACGAAGAGGCTACAGATCAACTGGAACACGTAGTGGCCAGAGATCTGGGTATCCCCTGGATGCAGAAATGTGGCATCCCGAAGATACTGCAGGGTATTGTAATACAAACGTGTTACAACCCCCGCGAGATCTACTTCAAGGCCACTGGTCTTTTAGCAGATATTGGCGAAGTTGTGGATGGTGACATCCACAAAATCGTCCTTCGTCGAGGAGTCCTAATGGGAGATCCCTTGACGAAACCGGTCCTACACCTCATCAACGTGTGTGACCGGCAGCTGCAGAAGCGGATGTTAGATCCTGACTTCTACAGTCGTCTCGGTAACTCTTACGAGATTGCCGAGATGCTCTCATCTGTTAAGAGTGAACTTAACAGATGAGATCTATCCGTACTTGCCATTTAAGAGGCAGTTGCGGGTAACGTATAGCTAAGTGTCCAATTCCCGTCTTTAAAGACGAAAATTATGGACGAGGAGGTATGGTCGTTGATGACTTCCGTCCCCCTCTGGTACAATCCTGCCCGACCTGGG